TGTATTTTAATATTTGCAAGTCTTCCTCGAGCTCTTGTATTTATTTTTTGTGTGGTTGAGTTTATAGTAAAAGGTCCCAACTTTGAAGAAGTTCCAGCATCAACAGGAAAATTTTTTAGAAATATAGTAACCACAGCATTTCCTTGTAAGTTTTTAAAGTCGGGTAAAAATCTGCTTACTCTTAATAAATATTCACCATCTCCATCTGTTGGTAAATCAAAATCACCCGATTGTATATAAGCGGGGATCGCTGTTGTAGTTCCATTTAGTGCTACTTCATTATTTCCTACTTCATGTGCATAATATAATGAAGATCCAAATGTATTAGTTGCTCCACTTAAATTAGATATTGTTGGAGTATTAGTTGACGTATATTCAGTAGCATATGGCACTGCGTAAGTACTTGCGTCTGCGTACGAACTTCTAGCCAAAGTCATTGTAGACCAAGTATTTTCTACATAATTATAAACTACCGCTCTATTGTTTTGTGTTGCAGGACTTCCAGCAGGTGTTCCTGCAGGATAAAACCAAACGATTTCATTAAATAAAGAATTATGTGAAGCATAAATAATTTCATTAGATGAATAATTAATACCTACGTTTGATCCGGTGGTCGTGAATACAAAGTCTTCTACAAGTGACGGAAGTAATTTAACTGTACCATCAAATACAAAGAATCCTCCTCCAGAGCCCATCCAATAAACTCTACCATCAGAGTAAACAACTGCGTGTTGGCCTATACATCCACAGTTAGAACCTACTTGTCTTATTGAAAAAGTAAACGGAGGACCAACAAATTGCATAGTATAAGCAGCTTGATCAGTTAAAATTAAATTATAGTCTTTACCAGAAACTGCAGCTACAATTTTATTACCTGTATCCAATCTAAAAGTACCTGCTGTATTAACCGAAGTAGGTTGATAAACACTGTAATTTTCCTGGTCACTAAATCTAATAAACATTGGATCTTGCGTATTTGGATCTCCAATTGTTGTTTCTGTTCCAAAATGAACAAGGTGTCTATCTCTATCCGATACTAAAGTTAATCTTGTTGCTGTTGGTGCATTTGACATAACAGCTGCTCTTACATCTAAAGGATTAGATACACCTGGATTCCATACAAAAGTTTTACCATCTTTAACAGTTGCGATTAGTTGTTGACCAAAGTTATCCAATGACCATGTACCAGGATCAAGAACAACTGAAGAAGTTGTAGAACCTGAACCCCAAGTTAATCTACTCCATGTACTTGTACCCCAACCATAACCATAAGTTTGAATTGTAGGACCTATTTCCTCGTAAGGATTTATAGTTACACTTCCAGCAGTTGACATACCTGTACCAGTTTCATTAGATTTCATTTGAATTGTAAACGTACTTGTCGTTGGAACTGTTAAAATTTCAAAAGTAAAATCTGTGAAATTAGCTGTAGTAAAACTTGTTGCTCCACCACCAGGTAATGTTACAGCAGTAAAAGTTATATATTCTCCAACATCAAGTCCATGACTAGCTTTAGTAACTGTTACTGCGTTTGAGTTTTGTGTTGAGGTAAGAGTTGCTCCAGTTATTGCTGTTGCAAGTGGAGTGATGTCATAAAATTTATCTTCGTAATAAATATACAATGCTTTTGATGTACCGAGTGCTGCGTATCTTTTGCCTTCTAAATCAGTCCAAGTATGCTGTGCTCTTGTTGGTCCTGATATTGTATTAGTTCCTATAGCTTGAAAACCACCAATTTTTTCTGGTTGACCATATCTAAATCTTACAAAGTCACCATCTATCCATTGCCCTTCAGCACCTGATGGTGTGTCTGCTTTATTAAATCCTGGTACTATTTTTACGTTTGTTAATGCCATATTTATCCTGGGAATTCTATTGGGTATCGTATTACTACTAAACCTGCATTTCCTGGCTCTTGTGAAGCAGGAAAACCTCCTCCACCACCTCGTCCATAATTTGCGTTGTTATATCCTGTGTTGTTTCCTGGTGTTCTTGAACTTCCGTTAGTAACTGTAGAACCTAAAGAAGTACCTCCACCAGCACCTCCACCACCTTGGTTATCGGTATTTGGGTTTCCTCCAGCGCCACCTCCATTAACACCTCCACCACCTCCTCCTCCTCCAGAAGAGTCATTACTTGCGTTAACAGTTAATCCAATTGTAGTTGATGAAGCACCTGCTGTACCACCACCTGCACCTTGAGGCGATGCAGTACCGTTTTCACCGCCACCTCCACCATTACCTGCAGCATAGCCCAAACCAGCTCTTTCAACACCACCACCGCCACCACCACCGCCAGCAACGATTAAACCAGTAGTTCCTCTTATTAATGCAGAAGCACCACCTCCGCCTCCACCACTTTGAGAAAAACCACTTGGACCATCTTCATTACCAGGTCCTCCAAAATAAAAATTTGTACTACTAATCGTAACACCTGATCCAGCTGCGCCTGGAGTTCCGCCATCACCTTTACTTCCTCCACCACCAACACATACTTTTAATGTCTCGCTGTTAATGGATAAATTAGTGTTTTCTGAATAGGCACCACCTCCGCCATCACCTCCATTACGACCTGGATCTAGTCCGCCAGGTCCATTGTAACCTCCGACAGCACCTCCGCCACCCCACATAAAAACTTCTATAGAGTTTTGTGAACCACTACTTACAATTACAAAGTCTGCTGTAGATGTAAATGTGTGAACTTTATAATCAATACCATTTATATCTTGGGTGGTTACTGTTCCTCCAGTAGCACTTGTAGGAAACCAACCTCCTGCTCCTATTAATAAAGAGTAATGAGTCATGGTTATTTCCTAACTTAATGTTCCACCAGTGATTACAAATTCGTTACTACCCACACAAAGAATTGTGGCAATTCCTCTAGTAGCTAAAGTTCTGTTTGCATTAGTTCCGTTTTGAGACCAGTACATTGTTACACCTGTTCCCTTAGAAAGGGTAATATTAGAACCTGAATCATTATAAATAGTTACTGTTTGTCCTGCAGAAAAAACACTTGGAGGAATTGTAACTTGGCTGTCTGTATTAATAAATTTACCATGGTCTGAAGCTTGTAAAGTGTAAGAAGCTGTTTTTGTGTTTATTGGAACTAATCTTATTTCACCTTTTTGATCATCAATGTTTCCACCAGATGCATCAATGTTACCTGCAGTTGCAGTAATATTATCTTGTATTGTTAAGTTAGTTCCACCTGTAATAGCTGCAGTAGCAGCTAAAGTATTTACTGAAGTTGCTGCAGTAACTGTTACGTTACTTACGTTGATAGTTCCATTCGAAGTATTACCATTATCTAGTACAGCATCTAAAGTATTATTAGCTAATTGAATACCAGATATTAAATTTACATTAGTTCCGTCTGAATAACAAAAATGACTTTTACCCTGGGAACATGTAAAACCAGTTCCTGAAACAGTTTTAAAAGTTAAACTAAAAGATCCGTGTGTAGTACCATCAACTACAACATAAAATTTTTCTATTGAGTTTGGAATTGTAACTGTTCTATTTGCAGCTAAAGTTCCAGTAAATTTTAAAATCATATTTCTAGCGTTAGAAATAGAAGCATTAGCCATTGTCAAAGCTACATCAGAAGATGCAACATCAATTGATTGATAACCTGCGATTGCTTGTTGAACAAGTTCTAGGTTTGTATTTGTTTTAGTTCCCCATGTACCTGAGTTTTCACCCGTGGCCATAAGTTCAAGTTTAAGATCTGATGAAAATGTTGATGCCATAATTTGCTATTATACCTTGTTTAAGCCGCCTTATCAACTTCAGTCCAAGTATTAGTAACTCCCTTACTAACTTCAGTCCAAGTATTAGTAACATTAGGATCTACTTCGGCCCATGCAGTAATAAAAGGATTACCAACACTTCCAGTTATTTGAACTCCTGTAGGAATTACAGTAACATCTATTATTGAAACAGCATTCCCTATTGTTGTAACTAGTTGTTGTCCGGTGACCGAGATTATTGAGTTTGGAGTAATTGTTGATTGACCAAGACTCGATGTTAATTGAATACCAGTAAGGTTAGCAGTTGCATTAGCTGATGTTGTAACTGAACCAATAGAAGTATCTATTGAATGATCAACACCTGTAATAATTGATACACTACCACCTGCACTTACAGAGTAAGTTCCAATAGTAAAGCCTAACTGCTGACCTGTAAGAGTTACCTCTACGTTAGGTAATATTTGTTGACCAATACTAGAATTTAATTGTATGCCAGTTAAGGCTACGTTAGCATTAGTTCCGCCTAATGCTGCTATGGGTGATTGTGCTAATGCCGTTATCCCAAGCATCGATTAAGCTCCTTTTTTAAGTTCGTCTATTTCTGCTTTTAATTCTTTTATTGCATTTACTAATACTGGTATTAAATGAGAATTAGTTAATTTTAAATTTTCTTTATTTTCATTATCAATAATAACATTATCTGAACCCTCTAATTCAAGTATGTCTTGTGCTAAAAATCCATATTTTTTAAAACCATGTGGTTTAGGGTTTTCTCTAGATTTTTTAAATTTAAAACTTACAGGTTTTAATTTATCTACAAAATCTAATCCATGAGGTACATCTCCAATTTCTGTTTTATCTCTTAAATCTGATGTAACTGTAAGAGCAACTTTTATATAAGCATTTGAAATATTATTGTTACCTAAAACAAGTCTATTATTTTCAGTTGTTATATTAAAAACTGCATCTGTACCAGATTCTCTGCCTAATGTTGCATTTCCTAATCCCGTGGTAATATTAGAACCTGCTTTAATACCTATTGCAGTATTTTCTGTTCCTGTTGTGTTAGCACATAAAGCATTTAAACCTACTGCTGTATTTTTATCAGCTGTTGTGTTAACACCTAAAGCATTTTTACCTACTGCAACATTGCAATTTCCTTCTGTATTGGCATCTAAAGCTCTATAACCAAAAGCTGAATTATTATCTCCTGTTGTATTAGCTTTTAAACTTTCAGCACCAAGTGTGGCATTGTCTGCACCTGTTGTGTTAGCACATAAAGAACAAAAACCAACTGCTGTGTTAGCTGCAGCTGTATTTACTTTTAAAGAAAAATAACCTACTGCTGTATTAGCATCTGATGTAACATTGGTACATAAAGCATTACTACCAACTGCTATGTTNAAATCACCTGTAGTATTTTTAGTTAAAGAACCACTACCCACTGCTATATTATTTGCACCTGTTGTATTCGCATCTAAAGCAAAAGAACCTACTGCTACACCAGTACCTGTTGTGTTTTTACACATTGCTTGAAAACCAATTGCTGTGTTACCATCTGCTGTTGAGTTAAGAGCCAAAGCCTCTACACCCATTGCTGTGTTCTGATTACCTCCAATATTTGCACCTAAAGCAGTCATACCTACTGCTGTATTACAATCACCATCTGTGTTTGAATCTAATGCTC